TTCTCAACCTAAAGAAGAAGAAGCTAGACTTGCTCGCGAAAGGAATTATCTAATGGCAACCAAAGCTGAAATCAAAAAAGCAATCCTTGAGGTTGCGGGTAACCCAGTATCGGGCGCTATTGCCGATCTAGCAGACTCGATGGCAGACGCTGTATTCGCCATTGACAATCCGCCTTCATTGTTGAAGGGCGAGGAAAAAGAATCCCGTGTAACCAAGCCGGCTGAAACGAGGTAATGCTCTCTCCCTCGAGCCGCCAAGAATCAGGGTTCTTCCCCACCAGTCTTTTCCCCTTTCTACTGGTGGGGTTTCCTTTTGGTAGAGTTTTAGAACAGGCTCTATCTCCGCGCAGTTAGAGTGAACCCTCATCGCTTTGGTGAGGGTTTGTCTTTATCAAGACCCCTAGACAAATCGTGTCTATGCACACTTGTAGTAAACTAAAAATACGGGTTGTGAGTTAGCTCTACCCTGCTTCAGTTCAGCGTTAGCGCGACTGACTTATCTAACTAACAAGGAGAACAAATGTCCGAGTTCATTACTCGCCAGACTGAAGTTCGCAACAACCTAATCATGCAGGTTCGTGAGGTCATTGACTTCGCTGAGTCTGAGGGTCGCGGACTTGACGCTGAGGAGCTTCGTAAGATCGAAGCTATTGAGGCCGACATCGCTAAGGCTGATGAGGCTATTTCTGTTGCACAGCGCGCTGAGGAGCGCAAGGTTGAGGCATCCGTTGCAGCTAAGGGATTCGTTCCTGCTGTTTCTGAGCGTTCAGCTTCTGACATCCTTCGCGAGGTTGCACAGACTCGTGGCGCACACACTTTCGAGAAGCGCGCTGCTCTAACCCCTTCGACCAACACCGTTCCTAAGTCGTTCTACGACCAGGTATTCGATGTTGCTCGTCTAACCGGCCCAATGCTGGAGACCTCAGAGGTTATCCAGACCACCACCGGTGAGGACTTGACCATCCCAACCTTGACCGCTTACTCGACCGCAAGCCTAACCGCTGCTGGTTCTGCTCTAAGCGCTCAAGAGCCTACCTACTCAAGCATCACTCTAGGTGCAAAGAAGTATGGCTTCCTAATCCAGGCAGCAAACGAGCTAGTTACCGATGCAGGCTTCGACCTAGCATCTCACCTAGCTACTCAGGCTGGTAACGCCATCGGTTACGCAATCAATGATGCACTCACCAACGGCACCGGCACGACAGTCCCGAATGGTATAAGGACCAGTGCTGGTTCTGGTATCACCGGTGGAACTGGTGTAGCTGGTGCGTTCACCGCTGACAACCTGATTGACCTCGCTTACTCGGTTGATGGTGCAGTTCGCCGTCTACCAGGTGCAGGCTTCATGGCTAACGGTCAGACCATTGGTGTAATGCGTAAGCTGAAGGACACCGCTGGAAACTACCTATACCAGGTTGGCGTTGGATACCCTGACACCTTCGCTGGCTTCCGCGTAGTTGAGAACCCACACCTACCAGCTCTAGGAACTGGTGTTGTAGGTGCTGCTCTTTTCGGCGATCTCGCGAGCTACAAGGTAAGACTTGCAGGCGGAATCAGCGTGGCCTCAAGCCAGGATTATGCCTTTAACCAGGATCTAACCACTTGGAGATTCATGGTTCGCCTCGATGGTGCGCTTACCCACGCGTCACACATCAAATACTTCAAGGGCGGCGCTAGCTAGTCTTTGAAATAGACCGAAACCCCCTGAGCTTGTAGGTTGGCTTGGGGGGTTTCGCTATACTCTAGGCATGACCTACAAAGCTGCTATCTCTATTGCCTCAAATACTCCAGGCTCACCTACCGGCTACGGCGTTCAAGGAATGTTAGTTGCCGAGCGACTAAAGCGCGATGGATACGATGTCGCTGCACTTTCAAACTATGGGCTAGAGGGAGCAATCTCTACGCTTGAAACCAAGCATGGTGAAATCGCTCATTACCCTCGCGGTCTAACGCTTTACTCAGGCGATGTCCTTAGACCGCATCACGAACACTTCCTAGCAGGGCGTGACCTGCCAAACAAAATCCTTACGCTTTACGATGCTTGGGTTTATGCCGATGTTCCAGACATTGACCAGCTCGACTTCTGGTCATGGACTCCCGTGGATCACATCTCGGTTCCACCGAAGGTGCTGGCATGGGCTAAGAAGCCGAATGTCAAAACAATCGCCATGTCCCCATTCGGGCAAGAGCAGTTCAAGAAACTAGGCGTTGACTCGACCTACATTCCTCACGCCGTAGACACCGCGGTTTACAAGCCAACCGACAACATCGAGGGCTACCCACTAAGGCAATACATGGGTGTTCCTGACGATGCGTTCTTGGTCGGCATGGTAAGCGCCAACAAAGCCAATGGCTCAATCCACCGCAAGGCTTTCGCTGAGAACCTTCTAGCCTTCGCGCTCTACCGCAAAGAGAACCCGAATAGCTATCTCTACATTCACTCAGAGCCTTCACGCGCCTATGGTGGCTTCCAACTGGCAATCCTTATGAAAGCCGTTGGACTACCTGAAGATGCCGTGTTGTTCCCCGATCCAGTCAAGCTACGCTACGGCTACACAACCGAGGAGATGGCTGGCATCTATTCATCGCTTGATGTTCTGCTACACGCCAGCTACGGCGAGGGCTTTGGTGTTCCGGCAATCGAGGCTCAGGCTTGCGGAACTCGCGTAATCGGTAGCAACTGGGCAGCTACCCCAGATGTTCTCGGTGATGACTCATGGCTAGTCGAAGGTCAGCCGTTCTGGGATGAGGCGCAAGCTTCGTTTTTTATGATTCCGCTAGTGCCTTCAATCGTGAACGCACTTCGAGAGGCAGACAAGAATCGTGGTCACTCACAGGCTTCGGTTGACTTTGCTAAACAGTTCGATGTCGAGGTTGTCTGGGAGAACTACTGGAAGCCATTTCTAAAGGAAAATCTATGAGGCAAACAGTAAAACTATTGGGTAGCGTTGCGGTTGATTCTGGAATGCTTAGAATAGGCGATCCATGCTATGAGATTCCATTTGATGAGGAAGTTGGCTCAAAAGGTATCTTGGAACATATCTTGCCTATCGAGGATATTCCAACAAGCAAGGCGTTTGATTTCGCAACAACTTGGGGCGATGGCATATATGACATTATCGGCATTTTTGAGAATGGCAAACTTGCAAGAGTGGTTATTGAATTGGATATGCTGTGATTCCAGTTCTCGGGTTCGCAACGGTTCGCAGGTTTGACCTAGCACAACGCTTGCTCGACTCGATAGATTACCCAGTCGAGAATCTAGTCATTATTGACAACTCAGGGCTTCGCACATTCCAGCCGAAGGTAAATGAGCATGTCAAGAATCTATGGTTGATTCAAGTCCCTCACGGGCTAGGCGCTAACGGAGCATGGAATCTAATAATCAAGTCAACCCCTCATGCGCCTTACTGGGTTATTCCCAATGACGATTCACACTTCGCGCCTGGTGCGCTTCAGACAATCGCTGAGAGTGTTGACACCAACGCGTTCAACTTCGTGAAGGTAAATCCAATCTGGTCATGCGTTATCCCAACCGAAGGCTCAGTCGGCAAGGCAGGGCTTTGGGATGAAGTATTCCATCCCGTCTATTTTGATGACGATGACTACGAGTGGCGCATGAAGGAACTAGGAGTTCCGTTCAATTACATAGATGCCGTAGTTCACCACGACAACAGCTCTAGCATCATGCCAGACCGCAACGGCGTAACCTTCCAGCGCAACCAGTCCGTGTTCGCAAATAAGATGGCAGCTCACGATCTAGGCACTCGCGGTTGGTCGCTGAAAGTAAGAAGGGATAACCGATGGGACTAAGCATCGTCACCGCTGGAACATTTGACCTTATACATTCTGGGCATGTCAACTTCTTACAGAAATGCGCTCAGCTAGGGGAACTAACAGTAATCCTAAACACCGATGAGTTCATCGAGCGCTACAAGGGCAAGCCGCCAATTATGTCTTACGATGAGCGCGCTGCCGTTCTATCAGAGTTCAAGTGCGTTACCAGGATTGTTCACAACTGGGGAGAAGAACAATGCGCCGATGTAGTCGAGGAACTGCACCCGAACATTCTGGCCATTGGCTCGGACTGGGCGCGCAAGGATTACTATAAGCAAATGGGATTCACGCAAGACTGGCTGGATCAGCGCGACATCTCGTTGCTCTACATCCCTTATACAGCCGGCATCTCAACAACCGAACTAAAGCGCCGTATCGCTAAGCGGTAGAATAATTACATGGCGATTACCAACGGTTACTGCACACTTGCCGAGCTAAAGGCAAGCCTTGACATTACGGATTCTATTGATGATGGAATCCTTGAGCGAGCGATTACTTCCGCATCTCGCGCCATTGACCGTTATTGTGGTCGCAACTTCTATAAGGTAACCGCTACTCGCCTATTCGTTCCGCGCGACAACTACATCGTGGACATAGATGACCTAGTTTCCCTCACAACGCTCAAAACAACCGATGATGACACTCAGACCTTCGACATCACTTGGAGCGCCTCAGATTACCAGCTAGAGCCGTTGAACGGTGTTGTAGACGGTATGCCAACGCCTTACACTCGCATCCGCGCAATCGGCAACTACACCTTCCCACTTCTGGAAGGTGAGGCTTCGGTTCAGATTGCCGGTGTGTTCGGTTTCAATGCGGTTCCCGATGAGGTCAACTACGCAACGATGATTCAGGCATCCAAGCTCTACAAGCGCAAGGACTCGCCACTTGGCGTTATCTCGGGCGAGTATGGCGCGATGCGTGTCGGCGTTCGCCTCGATCCGCAGGTGTCTGAGCTAGTAGACGCTTATCGCAGGATTAGGGTTGGCTAATGGCTGACATCCAGCTAATCCGCCAAGGGCTTGCAACTAATCTCGCAACCATCTCAGGGCTTCGCACTTCGCTAGACATTCCTGATAACCCATCGCCACCAATCGCTATTGTTCAGTTGGTTCGCGCTGAGTATCACCAAGACTTCCGTAACGGTATGACCGAATACACCTTCGCCGTTCAGGTGTTGGTGGGTAGACAAGACGATCGCACCGCACAACGGAAGCTAGATGCTTATTGCTCTAGTGATTCTGCCTCGTCTATCAAAGGTGCGATAGAATCTAATAGGAACCTCGGCGGAAACGCGTTCGATGTCGTGGTTACTGAAATGTCGAGTTACGGAAGTGTTCTCGTAAACGACACAACCTATCTGGCAGCGGAATTCGCTGTCAGAGTGCTTGCAAGCTAATTAGGAGAAAACATGGCAAAGCTAGTTCTCACCGATGTCGTTACCACTATTGCTGGAACCGACTACTCGGCGAACATCAACCAGGTGGAGATTTCCGTTTCCGCCGATGAGGTAGAAACCACCGCTTTCGGTAGCGCATGGAGAACCTCGACCAACGGTCTAAAGTCTGGAACCTTCACCGTATCGTTCCACAATGACTATGCAGCAGCAGCGATTGACTCAGGACTATGGAACCTATTCGGCTCCGCAGCCACCGTTGTAGTCAAGCCAAACGGCACCGCTGTTTCCGCATCCAACCCAAGCTACACCTTCGTTGTCAATGTCAACAACCTCACTCCGGTGTCCGGAGCGGTAGGGGACCTGGCAGTGGCCAATATCACGCTACCGATAACGGGCCCAGTTACCCGCTCGACAGCCGCTTAGTAGCGAAAGGACAACCTACAAATGAGAATGAATCTCGCAATCGAGATGGCTGACGGCACTACTCAGGAAGTAACCGCAAGCGCAGCTGACATCGTGAA